GTATGTTCGAGTAGAGGATGTTGAAGCGATTAGTGCCGGAATAACGGCCCGGGTTCTTTGCGTCAACTTTTTCGTCACGATAACGGGCTTCCGTATCCTTCGCCCGCTTCCGCCAATCAGCCTCTTGTTTGTCGGCTAAATCAAGCTCAGTCACCCAGCGATTGACGATGCCCGGCAATCCCTTGCCTGCATCGGCTGGCGTTTCCATCGTCGCATTGCTGCTATAATCATTGTCAGGCATAACCCTTTGGCTCCGATGTCAGAGCGGCAACCATACCACTCCTGTTTTTCTTTTTCCGTTTATCTGCTTTGTGAAAATCCCGGGCGACAGACTGCGATATACCCGCTTTTTTCGCAAAACCGGGGCTATTGGCAGCAGCAGCCATGAATTTACGTTGTCGTTTGCTGGTGCTGGGCACTACCTAATCCTCTAGCAACTTACCGATAAACTCATCTACTGATGGCTGCGCTATTGCCTCGTCATTGCGTTTCAAGACTTTGGCGCGTCTGGCTAAGTCATCGAATAGCACCATGTTGCGGGTGCCTTCTTCGGCTGCTCGACTTCCTTGATCAAAGTATTTGATGCCGGGGATGCCATACTTATTAAGTAATTCTTCCCCAGCCGCTTCGGTTCCCCTTAAAATTGCCCAGTTGTTAAGGAAATTAGTTGTAGTTGCTTCATTGCCGATCATTGCTTTTTTTGCCAATTCAATTGCTTTTTGTTGATTATTTCCGTAATCAAACGGATCAAATCCCATGTTTATTGCATCATCTACCGTCATTTCTTCAACTAAATTTTTTAATTTTTTTTGCACATCTGAATTTTGTTGGTTTAACGGCTTATCCCAATCCAGCATCTTGGCTATGTCTTCATCGGGGACATCTATTTCGTAGAAATGGCCTGAAAGCCCCTTTACTGATTCAACTAATTCTGGTGAAGGATCAAAGTTTTTCAGGTATGGGCCGTAAGCCTCTGAAATAGCTTGCGAGGGGTAATCGAATCCTAGCCAATCATCAGCTTCTAGGGCTTTAAGGACTCTTTCCTGCTCTGGAGAAAAATGCCCCTCAGCAACTAAATCCATAAGCTCGTCAAATTCTGCATCTTCTGGAATTTCTTCCAAAAATTTCCGTTTCATTTCAGCGTAAGGAACTGATTTTTGATACCCCTTTCCAACGTCTGGATTCTGTGCCACATAAGCTCCATGCCCATAGGTCTGAGCGCCTTGCCCTGTGCCTATCTTGGTGGGATCAAGTGCGTCAAATTTATGCGGGGAGCCGTGGTAGGCCACCATTGCCTCATCGAGTAGTCCCTGACGCTGGAGCGCTGGGGCAAGCAGGACAGACGCCATATCCTCGGTTGATGTTGGGACGTAGTTTTTGCTTTTGAGCGCACGGCCAAGCAGCCCCGCACCTGTTGCCATGCCGCCAACAATCGCTGCCCCCGGCAGAAAATCCATTGCATCGGTTGCGAGTCCTACTTTTGCTAAGTCTTTGTCGGTGATGTCATATCCGAGCGGTGAGAATAACGGCGTTTCTTCTGGTAGCTGCAACGTGGCTATATCTTCCTGCGTGTAACCTGACACTGGGCCACCTCCGGGCACCATCGATAAAATCATTCGGGCAGCAGGGTGTGATTCTGCGAGCGGGTGATTAATGCCAAGCGTGTTTCTCGATTGCGTTGGTGCGCCCATTCTTTCCGGTTGCGAAGGAAATTTTTTCATCAGGGCGTTGAGCATGTTATTGGGCATTAGTGATATGCCTCTTCCTTACGGCGTCGAGTGCTGGCCTTGACGAGATCGTTCATCGTTAGCGTCGATTTCCCATCGATTGTGATGATCGGATTCATCTTTTCAACCTTTGGCTTCGGTGGCTCGCGCCAAGTCCAAGCAAGGTAACGCAGCGCATCGGCAAAGTGATTCGTCCAGTCATGCACCGGCCTGTCCCGAAAACATTTGCTTGGGTCATCCCATTCGCGCCGAAACTGGCTGATGGCGTTGATAAATTCCTCTTGGTCGCGGTCAATCCAAAGCCTCGGAAATAGGTGCCGAGCGGCAAGTATGCCTTGTTGTTCGGTGTTTGTATTCTTGAGAATGGTGACATGCTTCATTTTGTGATCGGTAACTAATTGCTCGTACACCGAACGCCCCGCTGCCGCCAACGTTCTGGCTTGCGCGTCATGCGGCAATACATGGCGCGAGTAATTGTAATCTTTTGACGCAATCACCTCAGCGTAATGCGCCAGCGGCTGGCCGTTTGCGGAGTATGTATCGATGATCCGCACCTCGTTCGCTACGATTTGCACAAAGAGTATGACTGTGTCGTCCGAAAATCCGATGTCCCAAACAGTTTGCACCGGCAGGTCTGGGTCGTGCCTGACCTCGCATATTCGGCCGCCAGCCCGCGCTGCTGCCAGCTCGCCACCGTAATAGCTACCGAGTATCGCCGCCTCGAAGCTGCATAAATACTCCTGCTCAAACTGGCTCGCGCCGAAGTCGCTGCCATAAAGCGCAACGTATTCATCACGGATGCCGTCGAGTTGCTCGTCGTTAAACGCGCCAGTCGCTTTCGCATCCGATATTTCCGCGAACCAATCGTCTGATTTCATCGCGTGATTAAACATGTCATAAGCATGATTTTTGCCCCGAGGGGTCGTAATAAACAGCGCCCAGCCATCGTTCTCCCGCATCATTGGCGAGAGGTAGCCCCAGGCGCTTGGGTTCGCCAGCGCCCATTCGCTGAAAACAATCCCTGCAACACCGGCACCGACGAGCGTATCGTACGCATCGCTGCCAATCACTTGCCAAGTCGCACCGTTAGTGAACCTGATGAACATCTCCTGCTCATTCGTGACCTCACGCAGCTCAATAGGAAACGCTTCGTCAATTCGGCGTTGGCCGCTATGCGGATTGACCGCTGTCCAGATAGCTTTACGCGCTTGTGTGAATTGCGGCAGGCAGTGCCAGTACGTTGCGGGTCGGTCTGTGAGCGCTTGAAACGTCCACGCCAACGCTATCTCGTCCTTGCCCCACCTCCGATGCGCTATTTCAATCGCTCGCTTCCCACCGCCGCACATATACTGATGCAGCGGCGCTTGGTAGTTCCGAATCCGGCGCTCAACGAGCATTATTTCTCGTAGACATTCTTGATTGTCCAGACCGCATCGCCGGTGTGCTCGACCTCCTGCCGCTCGCTCCACTTCATGCGGGTTTTAGTCCACCAAATAATAGCCGTCGTATCGCCGCCCATCGCCTTGTTAAACAGCGTCCCAGCTACCTTTGCGTTAGCTTTAGTCGCAGCCGTGTCCAGCTCCCGCCGAAAGTGTTTGCGTAAAGTCTTGTCATCGATGCCATCACGAATGACCAAGCATTGGCTTTCCTGCGGGATGCCGCAAGCGGTCATCTGCTCGACGAGCTTCCGCTCGTCATCGGTCGGTTTGAACGCCGGTTGGCCTGCTTTTTTACGCGGCATCTTGTTTCATCCCTTTTCTAGTGGGGAAGAATCCCCCGCTACCCTCCAGTTGTGCTTGCTTTCCCGTGAAATCCTGCCATCGCTGCACGATAACATCGCAATATTTTGGGTCAAGTTCCATCATGTATAAAATTCCCCCGCACGCAGGGGTACAAGGGTACACTCCCTATAGGGAGTGTGTACCTTTTTGTACCCTATTCTGCGTTTTTTGCCCCCATTGGGTACAATGTACATAAGGGTACAAATGTACCCTGTGTACCTTGTGTACCTATCAATTATTGCGCCGCAGCATTAACGCAGACGCCCATATATTATCCTCGATGACCCATCCTGAATTTATGGCAGCGCCAAGGTCATCTAGCTTTCTATATCCAGTGATCATTTCACCGGTTTGCAGCATCGCAATCAGACCGCGATCATACGAAGGTTTGGTATAATTTTTTGCTGTTCCGGGCGATATGCCCTCACCCTCCAGAAAATTAATCAAATCTCCCCTAATGAGATAAGGCTTATCATCTTCAATGAGCGCGCCAGACGCCCACCATGCTCGCTCGAACATTTTCTGATGCTTCGCCAATGGGCTGGCCTTTTGAGCTTTCACCGGCTCCTGACCCTCGATCAGCACCGCACTGGTCGATGGGTCACCATCCTCATCAAGCCACCCCTTGATCGGAACCGACTGCAATTCCGCAAATACCGGTGCAGCCTCCTCCGCATCCTTGCTTTTGCGCTGCACAATTTCGATAGTCGTGCCTGGGACTACCGATATCTCGATATCTAATGCCCCGCGCCATGCGGATGAGCCGCGCCCCCGATGCTGTGCCTCGCTCGAAACGCCCGTGTGATGCACGAGTATTACGCTACAACTGAACTCCTGAATCAGTGCAGAGCAGGCATCCAGCATGGTTTTGGCATCCGTCGCAGAATTTTCGTCGCCTTCGAGGAAGCGGTGCAGCGTATCAATCACGATAATCTCGGGGGCATTGGGCAATGCTCTGATCGCATCCGACGTTTTCTGGTATCCCGCTGGCGTATTCAGATCCAGGCCATGCCTTGAGAGCCACATATCCAGCTCGCTAACATTTTTATGCTGCTTCCACGCTGCGACGCGTCCTCGCAGACCGTAATGACCCTCTCCGGCCAGATAAACGACCGTGCCATGCCATACCTTATTCCCGAACCATTCAGCCACGACACCCTTACTCGCTACCGACATCACCATGTCCAATACCATAAACGTTTTACCGCTACCGGACGGGCCATGAACCATAGCGAGCGCTTCCGATTGCAGCCAGTTTTTGATCTGCCATTTCACTGGGGCAGGTTGTTTCGAAAAAGCATCCGCCTGAACCAGCCAATCATCGACGGGCGGAAACAATAATGCGGATAAATCGCCACCCGATTTATGATAATCATTAGCATCACCTTCGATGGGTGGCATAACAATCCGCCCGCCATGCTTCGCGCTCGCCTCGTCTGCCTTGTTGCGCCCAACACCGGATACATCGTTGTCAGCCACGATCACAATGTCCTGCGTCTGCCCGTAAGTCTCGCGCAATTGCCCGACAACAATCGGCAGATTGTTAGCCGAATACGCAACCACACAGGGTCGGCCTGATACTTCATGCACCGTCGCAGCAGTCGCATAACCTTCGGCTACAAAGATCGGCCCCTCGGTGATTTCCCCAAGTGTCCAGGAACACGCTTTCGTCGTGCCAGCCGCGTGATATCGCTTACCGACTTCGGAGATGTATTGCAGTGATTTCAGTTCGCCACCCGAATTATAAAGCGGCACGATCAAGCGACCATCACCCGTTAGCCTTGCGCCGTTCGGCGAAATGCTTTTTCGTTTCAGGTACGGATGGTCAGGGCTAGCGGCAATTGCCTCGCTCCATATTTTTTCCACTGTATTCGCTGCAATTTCTGCCTTCTTTTCTCGCGCTCGTTCGCGTGCTTCTGTCGCCTCGGCTTGCCGTCTTGTGATCGCCATATTTTCCGGGGCAGTAAGCTCGCGCCCGATGTCGGCCTTGAAAACGCAGTCGATTTGATCACGCCAGCACCCGAACCGCCCAGCTACAGGCTCATCAGGAAATATAATGTACCACCCTGAATCGTCACGCTTGCGTCCTTTGGTCGAAAAGCGATGCAACTGCCCGTCGATTTTTATAACTTCCGGCGGCTCGATACCCGCCGACGCCATCGCATCTGCCAATTGAATTTCCGGCGGATCGACTTGTTTCGTTTCAGGAATAAATGGCCCGCCGAAAATGTCTGTAATTTTCGTCATGCTGCATCCACCTCATCGACCTGAGCCTGAGTCAAGTAATTGCTAAGCAATTCGACGGTTTCATACGTCGGTTTGCCCTGATCACGCATAAACCTATAAAGGGTCGCAGGATGAACCCCTGACTTAATCGCAACCCGCTTCAAGTTAGCATCGCCAAGCCTTTGTTTTATTTGCGAAATTGTTAACATAGTGCGCTCCCATGCAACTTATGTGTCAAACAGGTGTACATGATATACAAATTTAATTACTATGTAACTTCAGCAACGCAACCGGATAAACCGACCGCGTTGAAAGGGGAAACGAAATGAACATCGAAATAGCAAACAGCATCGCCGGTATAGAAGCAATCGAAATCAAGGGTGGATACTACAGAATCGAGGCCGTATTCGAGTCTGGTGAACGAGAGGTGCTAAAGAAAAAATCTACATCTTTGCCGAAAATGGTCCAGCTTTATTCAGTTGAAATGAACGGAAACCGTCGTGGGGCCGGGCTGCCTTCCTACTTCACGTTTGCTAAGTCTGTCAAGGCTTGGGATAAGGAATACCACATCCGAGGCTTCACAGTAACTATGGCAAAAATCCCTGAAGCTCAGTGCGTGACGATCCTACTTTAAGGACCACACAGAAAACATTCACCCCACCAACCCGCTTAATTGCGGGTTTCTGGGTAAAAGAAACCACGCAACCGGAATAACTCCGACCGCGTTGAAGGAGAAACGAAATGAATCGAACCGAAGAAATTAACTATTTTAACGACCCGCGAACGCGGGCGGCTCGCGAACGAGGCCAGATTTTTACCGTGTTCCTCGACGACGACGAAACGGTGTTGCCCACGCGCTTCGTGGTGTGCCCGACGTGCCGGGGCACCGGGACACACATTAACCCGTCCATAGACGCCGGTGGTTACGATCCTGACAGCTACCACGAGGATGATGAAGACCCCTACCTGACCGGCGTGTATGACGTGACCTGCTACGGTTGCGATGGACACAATGTGGTAGCTCGCGTTGACGAGTCGCGGTGTACGGCGGAGCAGCTTGCCGCTTACCGGCTGGATCAGGACGCGGAAGCGGAGCTTGAAGCCGCTTGCCGTGCGGAGATCTGCGCGGGTTGCTGACACGTTGAAAGGGAGAAGGAAGATGACCGACGATAAAAGAAATTGGATTGACAAGAAAACCTGGCAACTGACGTACACGATGTTCTCGGGGCCGGACATCCTTATGGACACATTTTTCACCGAAGACGAAGCAAGGCAGGCCGCCTCCTTTCTTGACATGGAGGGTCGCGACATAGTTTTGTTGATCGACCTGGTGAGCCGTGATGTTCACACGTTGAAGCATCCTCAGCAGGAGCGACAACAATGAAAGACTTTAAGCATCTCGCAAACCCAGAGTCGAGGTCGAGGCAATCATCATTTGACCGATTTTTAATCATCGAATGCCTGATGATCGCCGGACTGATGGTATTTGCGTTTTTTCAAATCTGAGGAAAACAAAATGGCAATAAATTTACAAAGCACAAACACCGTATCGGCTCTTAATTTAAAATTATTGGTCTACGGCCAAGCGGGAGCAGGCAAGACAAGCCTGATCCCCACACTTCCAAAACCAATAATCTTATCCGCAGAGGGCGGCCTGCTTTCAATCGCCGGACATGACATTCCATTCATCGAAGTCACCTCGATGGACGCGCTGCGCGAGGCATACAGCTGGTTACTTGATAGCGAGGAAGCGAAACAATTCGACACCGTAGCCCTCGACAGCATTTCGGAAATTGCCGAGGTTTGTTTGTCTCGGGAAAAAAGTATTGCTAAAGATCCAAGGCAGGCGTATGGCGAAATGCAGACAACGATGGCTGAATTGATCCGGTCATTCCGAGATTTGAATAAGCACGTGATGATGACCGCCAAATTGGAAAAGGCGCAGGATGAGATGGGCCGAATGCTCTATTCGCCATCTATGCCCGGAAACAAAACCGGCCAAGCGTTGCCTTATTTCTTCGACCTACTACTTGCTATGCGCGTGGAAAAAGACGAAGAAGGCGTGTCTCAACGGGCATTGATGTGCGACAGCGATGGGCTTTGGCAGGCAAAAGATAGAAGCGGCAAGCTGGATGCTTGGGAAGCACCAGATCTTGGAATCATTCTTGAAAAATTGGGAGGAGGAAAATAATGGACTTGGAAACCTATGCTAGGCAATGGCTCGAAGCAAAACAAGCTGAGCGCATATCGATCGAGCGCCGCCGTGATGCCGAAGATAAATTACTATCTTTAATCGGCATCTCAGAAAATCTCGACGGAACGGAAACGGTCAAAACCGATACCGGCTACAAGCTGAAAATTGTTGGTCGGATGAACCGAAAAGTCGATGGCGACCGTGTACAGGAAATTGCCGCTGAAGAAGGGCTTACCGAGCATCTGCCCAGCCTGTTCCGTTGGAAACCTGAAATCAATATGGCTGCATGGAAAAACGCCGACGAATCAATCACAACACCGCTTTTGGGCGGCATCACAACCACGCCCGGGCGTGCATCATTCACAATCACGAAGGAGGGTTAAACATGGCATTTTTAGAACAACCTATTGAGCTGAAAGATATTCCTGCTGATGAAGATCGAGAATTTTCTCCGATCCCAGCGGGTTGGTACACCGCCGCAATCGCAGGCGCTGACATCAGGCAAACGAAAGCCGGAACCGGAAACTACATCGCCGTTCGCTTCGACGTGACCGGCCCCGAATATCAGGGGCGGGTCGTATGGACGAACCTCAACACCCGTAACCCGAACCCCAAAGCCGAGGAAATCGGGAGGCAGCAGCTTGGCAATATCATGCGAGCGGTTGGCTTGACGAAACTTGAGGATACAGACCAGCTACTCGGCGGGAATCTGGCAATCAAGGTATCGGTACGCGACGACCCGACCTACGGCCCAAGCAACGAGGTCAAAGGCTATCGCGCAATCGAAGCCTCTGCGCCACCCGTAGCACCACCGGCTACCAAAACCGCCGCCAACGCTGCGTCAGCGCCGCCGTGGGCGTCGAAAAACAACGGGGCCTAGCAACCGGAGGGCCGGTGGGCTAACAACCCACCGGCTTTAATCACATGGCAAAAATCCCTGAAGCAATGAACACTATTGCCGCTGCGATTGACGATTACCATGCAGCCCAACCGGACGAACCACGCCTGCACCTTGGCGCATCGTCGCTCGGCCATCCCTGCGAACGCTGGCTCTGGCTCTCGTTTCGCTGGGCCGTGCGCGAGAAATTCCCCGGTCGCATCCGGCGGTTATTCCGGCGCGGCCAAAACGAAGAATCTACAGTCGTCGCAGATTTGAAGGCGATTGGTATGGACGTTCGGAACACTGGCGACGATCAAAAGGTTATTGATTTCGGCAAACATGTCGGCGGATCGATGGACGGCATCATTGAATCCGGTGTGATTGGCGCATCAAAAACCCGCCACGTTTTAGAAATCAAGACGCACAATAAAAAATCATTTGATGATGTTGACAAGAGAGGCGTCAGAGATTCCAAGCCGATCCACTGGGTACAAATGCAGTTGTATATGCTTGGAGCTAAAATCGAACGGGCGCTCTACGTCGCAGTATGCAAAGACGATGATCGTATCTACACCGAGCGCGTGAAACTCGACAAAGACGCCGCTCAAAATTTACTGGCAAAAGGCCAGCGGCTCGCAACCACCGAGCGCATACCGCCGCCGTTATCAACCGATCCAAGTTGGTATCAGTGCAAGTTCTGCCCCGCGCATAGCTTTTGTCACAAAGAACGACTCACGAAAGAAGTCAATTGCCGAACATGCGCTCACGCGACACCAGAAAATGACGGCACCTGGTCATGTGCCCGATGGGCGAATGAAAAAATTCCCGGCGACTTTCAAAAAACCGGATGCGAAAGTCATGTGCTGCATCCTGACTTGGTACCGTGGGAAATCAAGGACAGCACCAACCCGCACGAAGCTATTTATGTGATAGACGGCAAAGACATCCGCAACGGCGAAGGCGATGCGTTTGTTTTTGCGAGCAAGGAATTGATTGCGGGCGGTGATATGTGCGCCGACGAGAATGTTCAATTGCTGCGGGAAACCTTCGGTGCAACGATAGAGGAAAGCCATGATCACGCTGCGTGATTATCAACGCCGAACGATTGATCAGCTTTATCGCTGGTTTGCAGAAGTACATGAAGGCCATCCGTGCATCGAGCTTCCAACCGGCTCAGGGAAAAGTCATATCGTGGCAGAGCTTTGCAAAGAAGCGATCCAGAAATGGCCCGAAACCCGTATTTTAATGCTCACTCACGTCAAGGAATTGATCGAGCAAAACGCTAACAAGATGCGGCAACATTGGCCGGAAGCACCGCTTGGCATTTACTCGGCAGGAATGAATCAGCGCGACATCGGGGAGCCAATCACATTCGCAGGGATTCAATCAGTACGGAACAAGGCTGACCAAATCGGTCATGTCGATTTAGTATTGATCGACGAATGCCATTTAGTCAGCCACAAGCAGGAGGGCGGCTATCGAAAGCTGCTCGATAATCTGACTCGCATCAATCCAGCGTTGCGCGTAATCGGGCTAACCGCCACGCCGTACAGGATGGGACATGGCTATATCACTGATCCACCCGCGTTATTTTCAGCGATCATTTCGCCGGTGAGCATCGAGGAATTGATACACAAAAAGCATCTTGCACCGCTGCGCTCAAAACTCACTGACCACGCTTTATCGGTTGAAGGCGTACACAAGCGCGGCGGCGAATACATTGAAAGCGAATTGCAAGCCGCTGTGGATACCGAGCATAACAACGTTGCAACGGTTGATGAGGTTATTAAGCTCGCTGGCGACCGCCGCTCATGGCTGTTTTTCTGCGCCGGTGTGCAGCACGCGCACAACGTCGCTGATGCTCTAATCGAGCGAGGCATTACCGCTGCAACGATCGTTGGCACAACACCAAAGGCCGAGCGCGAGCGCATTGTTGCTGATTTTAAGGCAGGAAAAATTAAAGCCATCACCAATGCAAATGTACTGACCACAGGCTTTGATCATCCCGACCTTGATTTGATTGCAATGCTCCGCCCCACGCTATCCACCGGCCTGTACGTGCAAATGGCGGGTCGTGGGATGCGTCCAAAATCGCATACCGATCATTGCCTTGTCCTCGACTTTGCCGGAGTCGTGCAAACGCATGGCCCGATCACAGCGGTCAATCCGAAAAAGGCTACCGGTAAAAACGCGGGTCAGGCACCCACGAAAACCTGTAAAAGCTGCGACGAACTCAATCACATATCCGCCAAAGAATGCGTTGCTTGTGGCGAGCCATTTCCACCGCCACCACCGTTGAAAAACAGGCTTCATGATGATGACATCATGGGGCTGGATACTACGGAGATGACCGTTACCGATTGGCAATGGCGCAGGCATATTAGCCGTGCGAGCGGGAAAGAGATGTTAATGGTGACGTACTATGGAGCTTTATCTGACAAGCCCGTTAATGAGTATTTGACGGTTATGCACGATGGGTATGCAGGGCAAAAAGCGAGGATATCATTGATCAGGATTGCAAGCAGTGCGGGGGTTCCCGGTGTCACACTAGAAAACACGCTTGATGATGTCGCTTTTGATCTGAACGAATCAAGGCCGCCAGCTTTAATCAGCTACAGGCGCGATGGTAAATTTAATCGGATTTTAAGGAGGGAATGGGATGATCAGGAATGACGATAACATCGTAGTAATTTTGCCAAGGGGCGGTTGTATTATTTTTTCTCACAAGCTCACTATGGGTCAAATCAAGCGGTTTCTGGGGCATGGCTGGTGCTTAAAATTGGTGCCGGAATGATGAAGCTGGAAGTCAGATGTGCGAGTTTGCGTGATTTGATCTTTGTCGATCATCTTCAAAAACGCAATGCAGAAGAATTAGCTTTTTATCCTAAGCAGGTGTTTGAGAGGGAAATAGAAAACGAGAGGATATTATTAGCGTTAGTGAACAACGAACCAGCAGGCTATCTTTATCACGGCGCGCAGCGCACTTCCGGGTTCACGAAGATACACCAAGCCTGTATTGAGTACGATTTGCGGGGAAACTGGTATGGAGCAGCTTTGTGTAAGCTGTTGGAAGAAAGCGGGATATTATTGGGAATAGCTGGAATTCAGTTGCGCTGCGGTTCGGATATAGCAGCGAATAGATTTTGGAAGTTGATGGGCTTCAAGTGCGTGGATGTACAGCCAGGAGGAGTTAGGAGGATGCGTGACATAAACGTGTGGATGAAAGAATTAGCCTCCTCCTTATTTCCATACGATTTCGTTGATCCAAGTGATAAAAAGAAAGACGCCAGCTTTTGGCGTCGGCGCGGCAGCAGGCTCTCGCAAAGCATTATGCTCAGAGGGCAGTCGCTTTTGGACTACCGGCGCAAAGTGCTAGAAGAAAGCGGCGTTGAAGATACGTTGACATCAGGCGATGATGAAAATTAACCTCCCGCTTGCGCCGTCGCAGAATCAGTTGCTCAGAATGCACTGGGCCAAGCGCAAGAAAAAACAAAAAGATTTTGAATGGCTGATTGTTCAGGCAGTCACCAATCGGCATTCCGCGATGAATGGTGTGCATATCACAATCACTCGGAAATCGTGCGGGGTAGAGCCAGATCCTGACAATCTAACCGCCTCCGCAAAACTAATTCTCGATGCGCTCCAGCGGGTAAACGTCATCAAAGATGACAGTCCTAAAAGTATTTCGCTGGAAGTGGCATGGGAAAGAGCACCAAGGAAAACAGATCAAGGCACTTTGGTCGAAATTGAAAAGTGGAATTTGGAGAAATTAAATGAGTGAGTTAAGCATTTTTATTGTAAGCATGTTTGTCAGTATGCTGGTGTCTGAATTTGTTTTCTCAGAACAGCAGTATGATCCACACAACAATGAGTGGGTCACAGTATCACCCGATACCGAATACGAAAACAGATATAATCCGCACACAGACGAATGGAGTCTGGAAGCAGCGGAAAGTGAAATCGAATACAACCCGCACACCGACGAGTGGGAATATGAACGCTGATGGCTAAAATTATATTTGAAATAGATACCAACGATCCAATTGACCGCCAGTTGATTGATTTGATTGAACGGCTGATTCAGCTTCTTGAAAGTTCGTCGCAATTTCAGGAACCTGATCAGAGCATTTAATCTGTTGTTTCAGATATTTCGCTTTCGTCTTCTTTTTCTTCTTCTTCTGGGCCTGTGATTTTTTCGTAATACGAAACGATGTTCAAAATTTGCCTCAAATAGCGCTTAATATCGGACATGTTGGTGCTGAGATGTTCATAATTTTTAACGGTCAAACTATAGTAAACGTTCGTCGGGGCTTCCCCTGCTTTCAAATCTTTGACATATTCTTCCATCACATCCGGCGTCAAAACACGCCATGACACGGGTAGCATTGTTAATGGACTCGGTAAAATAGGCTGAAAAATTGGAGCCGGTTTTTCAACCGTCACAATAGAAACCGGCTTCACCTCTGGCACCAGCGCCTTGCCGTCAAGCAACGCGCAACCGCTTAAATTAATCAGTGCTGCTACGATCAGGATTAGTGATTTCTGCAAAATCCGCTCCCACCCGTTTAGTTGCTTTGTTGATGATAGCCTCGATGAGTCCGGGCTTTCTTAGGCTGAGATGGTTCAAGTCGTGCTTGGCGAACTTCATTTTCAAATTACTCACTTCTTCGTTCGCTTCTCTGTTTTGCTCTTCCAACCCACGCATCTGTTCCTGCTGTTCTTTTTGGCGCTCCAGTGAGGCTAATATTTTGCGATTTTGATCTTCGATTGTATTTTCAAGCACTTGCTGATTGTTTACTGCAACCTGCAATTGAGTTGCAAACGCTACTTTTTCAGCTTCCGATTTATCGTAATACAATTTGAAAGCGCCTGAAACACCGCTCAAAGCCACAAAAAGTACAGCAACAGCCCACATTTTTATTCGCCTTTAAACGCTTTCGAGCTATTTGAGGTTCCTGCGTACAGCCCAAACCATGCTGCACCAGCCCCAACAATAATTGAAATCAAGCCGCTCTGCTCCAGCGAAGGCGCTTCAAGCGTCATAAACCACATCACCGAATAATAAAGCAGAAAAATGTAAACTGATAAAAACGCTCGCGGGAAGATACGCCATGAGTCGACCGCCCGGGCTAAATATATCCATTTTTGATACGGATTTACGCTACTGTTAGATGTGGACGTATCAACAGACAGATCCAGCTCAAGTTCGATCTTCTTCTTGATTGGTTCGACCATTTTAGTTCCTTACTTCTTAGACAGCGGGTTCAGCAACGCATCGCGAATCTGCTTATCGACGTCGGCTTCGAGTGTGTCGATTGCCGCATCCAGCTTCGTCATCTTCGCATCCATTCTGTTCTCAAAACTCGACAGCAACGTCCGAACGGTGTCGACCGATTCACGATTTCGGCTGTCCTGCTTGTCCAGACTCTTAAAGACGTCGGCCACGTCTGATCGGATGTCGAGCTTCAACTCGTTCAGAGACGCGCGAACATCGACTAGCGATTCCTTGGTTTGTTCGACCAGCGATTCGATGGCCGAGTTCTGTTCCTCGAACACCGCCAGCGTCTGCTCAATTCCAGATAAGTCCGGGGCGGTGTAGGAACTTATTTTAGTTTCCATCGCAGTCCACCGCGCATAAGCTTCAAAGCCACCCCAAATCGCACCGCCAATAGCGCCGAGCAGCGGCACTAACAGCAATAGTTTGCTGCCGGAAAGCTTTATGCCGCTGTACTCTACTTCTGCCACTGTAGTTTTACCAGTTCATTCATGTCCTGATTTGCTTGGGCTGAAAACCACATCGATGCCGGATGGTCGTGGTTCTCGCCGCCATCCATTTCAACTGGAGCATACCATTCCTGTAAATCCTGTAATTCGGTCGATTTGTAGGTGGGTGCAGACATCCGCATCACACTCAAAGCGGCACCTTGCATTGCAGCATCATAATTACGGCTTAAATGACCCATCACCCTTGTCGCTATTTTCTTGGCGATTCTCTTGGTTTTCTGTTTACGAGAAGATTTTTCAGGCTTTTCTTTTGATGTTTCAGTTTTAGCCTCGGCCTTTTTATCGGAAGACTCAGATCGTGAAGCTACACGAGTAGGCTCTGGTCGTTCTTCCTCTGCCCCGGCTGCTTCAGGTTCTGATTCTTCTTCTTCTGCCTCAGCCACCTCCGTTTCTGATTCTTCCTCTGCTTCAGCTACTTCCATCTCAGGCTCGGATTCAGCCTCCACCTCCGTAGATTCCGGCTCAGATTCAGCAACCTCCACCTCTGTTTCTGCTTCAGATTCCGTCATTTCAACGACTTCCGGTTCAGATTCAGCTACCTCAACTTCGACTACTTCTGGCTCAGATTCCGTCATTTCAATTTCGACCGGCTCCGGCTCAGACACTTCAGGTACGTTCACCTCGGCCACTTCCATTTCTGGCATATCAATTTCAGGTAATTCGTCTAATATTTCGGAAAAGCTCATTTCAGTTGTTTCAGACCCGGCAAAATCATCAGGCATTCCCATGTCATCTGACATTCCCATATCTTCAAACCCTGCCAGATCGTCAAACGAGTCAAGGCTCGTCATGTCGTCAAACCCACCACCTGTGTCGATTTCCTGAATCGTTTCAGTTTCGTAATCCACTTCAAACGAGTCTATGATTTCACCCGATTCCGTTTCCACAATCGCTATTTCGATATTGACGTTGGATGTGTCGGGAGAACCCACAATTTCAGCCAGCGCCGGGTTTGAAAATAAATCCTCTGCGCCGATAAAATCTTCTTCAGGTTCTTCAAAAGCTATTTCAGGCTCAGGTTCCGTTATAACTTCCTCAAGAATTTCCTCAATGACATCATCCATGTCATCCTGAACGATGGTCACAATCTGTTCAGTGATGTAACTAATGGCGTTGTAGCCCGTCGTGAGCCACGGATCGGTGAACTGTGGGCCATATAGCCCTGTCGGATAACCCGCATCCTGACCATACAATTCCAACAACATGGACAACTCAACCCATGAGTTAGAAACGACGGTCTGCTCGAACTCATATTCTCGAAGTCCACTGTAGTCCAGCACAAATTCATGCTCGTATTTTTCAAGCACTTCTTCGTTCTCGGTCAGCGTCAACGTCAAATTAAAATTATCCTGACAATCCACACCAACGCCAGTTTGGTCACATGTTGGCAAAACCGCATTACTGGAATGCGAGGTCGTCGAAACGCCGTATGCGAGATCGAACCCACGATTTATTTCTTCAGTGGTCATGGTTTCTGTCAAATCGACAGTTGTGCTATATGTTCCTCCGGCAGCACCCGTACACGCTTCGCCAGGACTACAATACCCCGTGTTTCCAGTCATCGTCGCATCGCCGCTGGTCGTAAACTCAACAAGTCCCGGCAATAAATTGTCTGAAATAGTCGGCGTTAGAACTTGAGTCGTGACTTCTTCGATCACTTCTTCAGCCCGAGCAATGAAGCTAATTAGCAGAAGTAAAATGCTAATCCTCATCGGGATCTTCAAACTTTACGTTGCCGTGGTCGTCCCTTGACCATTCTTTTTTGTCGATTCCAGCGCGTTTTTTATACTCCCGCTCGTCAGGACGGCGCTCCGCGTTTGTTTGCCACAGCGCAAGCGCTTCTTCGCCAATCTTTCCTTCGTAAGGGCAGGGCGTTCCCGCCATCTCCATAGCCTCGAACACACGCTTATCCTGACAAAGAAGGCTGACGCCAGCGACTTTCATCCCCATAAAATAGAGACTGCGAGCGAGTTTTATGCGCTCACAATTTTTGTCTCTGACCGTCGTGCCAGCGGCGAATCCGAAAATCTGTGTCTGGACTGCTGCGGAAGCGGGGTAACTGCAAACGTCCTGATTATTCAGGACTATATTTGGGGCGCTTGCCGTGGGCGGCGTTTTATCGACCGTGGTCGTACCTGTCACTGTAGAAGTGATGGTATTCGTACTTTGACCAAACGCAAATGACGAAGCCACGACTAACAGAATCGCAATGAGCGCACGCATTTTACAAGTCGATAAGATTTTGCGCGATACGACGGCTCCAACCCTTCCCGAAATTATCAAACGTTCTTAGATCGCAAGCCGCCTTTAATCGCAATCCGTTAAAAATGGCTACAATTTTGTAAGCATTTAATTTCTGCGCGGCGTTAATAGTTTGCGGTCCAATTATGCCGTCATCAGGGCATTTGAGCGCCCGCTGTAACCACTTTGTTGCTTGTTTGACGCCAGCATTAACCGCTGCATCAAACAAACTCAATCCAATAGGGCTTGGCAATTCATCGCCTCTTACCCGATCCCAATAATCTTCCTTATAAATTGATTTAGCGCCGTCAAGCGTTAATTTCTTGATGTCTACATCAGGGTATGACCGCTTGGAGACGCCGTATTTTGTTTCGCCTCCAGGATCAGCGGGATTATCGACGTATCCCCCCTCATGGCCGATAACAATCATAAATGCGTGATCAAAATTACTCATATCAATAGCGAATACGGAAGGATGTAAATTCAATGTTCCACGTGAAACATGCTTTCTCAATTACTATATCTTGCCTTTCTCTTTCAAAACAAAACCAGCAGCACCGCCGAAAATTCCGAGCATGACTAACCAGGATTGGCCTGAAATGATGCCCAATCCCATTACAATTGCACCTGCTGCGGCATAACTCGACGGTTCTTTAAATCGATCAATAATCCAGTTCATAATTAAACCTCGAACCGTTTTGTCTAAAATAATGTAAAGCCCCGTTGCATGGATTGGCTTCAGGCATCGGCCTCGTCTATCGTGATTTCTCCGTCATCGAGAAGCTCTTGAATCCATTCGTAATGAGCGTTTCCGGTATCTATCGGAACCCCATATTTCACGCTGTCATAGACCACCTCGATGATGCACGGGTCTGAGGTGCCGAGCGTATTGACATACTTCAGGGACGTTGCGTTTTTAATTTTGACTTTGTTTAAACCCATTATGATAGCTCCGCATCTGCTGTTGCGCCGTCGTACCAAATTGCGTATGACCCGCCGGAATTGTAAACGCCCGCTGAGTCAACATTGGTTTGCTGCTGCGTACCGGCCACGCCCGTACACGTAGGAGCGGCTCGCATCTGAACCTGAAACTGCCAGTTACTATAATTTACACCACCCGTATTCGATGACCCGTACAGGATAGCGTTTGAGCTTTCGCGATCTGCGAAATAACGACGACAACGCAATAGATTCTCGTTCGGTTTTTCATACTGAAATGCACTTGCCGTACTACCAATTTCCAACTGGACTCCCGTCATATGAAAATTATTCGAGGTGTTATCTAGCGCATCAACTTGTCCAACATAGGAATTGGCAGCCGTATAGTCGGCCCATGAAGTAGCAAGCGTTCCTGATGTGTAATTCGTTCCTGCCACCAGCACAAACTGAACGTAAAGACTTGTCGCATTATTATTGTCAAATGGATCGCCAGTACTCGTATCTCCAGCGAAGGTAAGCGTTTTGTACTCCCACGTATTGGTTGAACTTACCGTGTAGGCTTGCGAAATATGCCGATTATTATCGTTATCGTGCAGGGATACTATATACGTCCCTGTTTTTGTCGTGTTCACCCAGAAGGAAAGGGTGACTGCCTTGGCTTGCGCGTCACCTTTGTTAAAAGCCTGTAAATCTTGCCCTTCAAAAATTTGCGCTATGTAAATCACATCCGCCGCATCCACTGTCCCGGATGCGGTTGTGCAGTCCAGTTTCAACGAAGCGTAAAACCCATCGGGGCTTTCGGTTGCTTTCGTCATAGTAACTACTGCGTTTGGAGCACCCGATTCTCCATATTGCCATCTGTCCTGAACGTGATATCCGGTATCGGCATTGCCAATACCAGCTACTGAAGTTGCGCGCTGACAAATTTGCATATCGCCGTTGTAAATAAAATTCCTAGACCCGCCAATCTGACCTGTATTTAGTCCCGTGACACCCGAAATGCCGCCAGTGACGGCCAAATCCCCCGCCATTGTCACGTTGGTAGTTCCGGTCGGAATGCCCAGCACTGTCGCGTCAGCATCATTAACAAGAGTTACATCGTTGGTCGAGCCTTGCCCAGTTAATATCGCACCAAGCACACTTGTATAACCTAAAGCAGCATTATCGCCTGCTGATGTGTCGCCATCAGGCTCGAAAGTTGCAGCAGTAGCGACGGCGGTAACATCGACTGAGGCAAGCACTGAGCTTCCTGCCACGTTCAAGCCCGCAGCACCAACGAGCTTTAAGTCATCATCGCTTTCATCCCACAGCATGTAAGCACCGGAGGTGGCTCCAAAGAATTTAACGTCATAACCAGTATCGTTAACCCCCGTGATTATTGTTCCATTGAATTGTGAATTACCGTCTACAGTCAGGCTCGACACGATGAGCGGATCGGTGCCGCTAATTTGCACCTGCATGACTTGAACAGTGCTGGTAGTGTTCAGGATGCCCATGAACATCTTGCTGGCGGCGTGCTGTCCCGCTGTCAGCGCTGCACCATTGTCTTGCAGGGCAATTGCGCTCAGGCCGGATATGGCTACGGTTGTCGCGCCTGTATTGGTGCTGCCGCTTGCCATCCACACAAAGCGCTGTCCCGCCGCGTAAGCCGTTATCGCAGGCGAGGGCGACAAGGTTATAGCGTCAGCTCCTCCGCCCGCTGTACCGCACCATATGAACGCCTCAGCCTGTGCCTGGCCTAGTGACAGGCTGTCTGTGGCAGCGGTGCCGACTTTCATGGCTGTAAACTTGTGCGTAGCAAGCGGAATATCGCCCGTAACGACGCTTTGGCCGTCTACGGCAATGGATTGCGTCAACGCTGTGGCGATGTCGGAATTGTTAGCATCGACCTCGTTCGAGGAAATAACCGTCCCGCTCACGAAATTCGGGTATGGGTTTGAGTATGTGCCTGAGCCGTTTCTAGCCATTGTTTAATTTCCTAGTGCGCGGTCGATGGATATGTCTGGGTTTGCTGCGTAAAAGCTAGACGCTGGCGTAAAGAGCGCGTGCGCCATTCCGCCAGACCGGCTCCCTAATGTTTGGCCTTGAGTTAACAACGCAATTGCCATTTCTTGATCTTTTGGATTTTGTGAGAACAATAAACGCTGTAATCGTTTCGCAACGGCTTCGGGACGAGCCGCCACCTTGTCAAAAAGACCCCCTGCTAATCTTGCGCCTGACAGGGGATGGCCCGCCGCTGCACCTACGATATCTCCCAATATTTCTTGACTTGCACCGAAGGTCTTAGCTTGCTCTTTCATCGGGGTAGTGCGTGAACCAAAACGTATGTCACTAGTTTTCGCCATTTTGATTTCGGCTTTAAGTCTTGCTTCGAGAGCTTCTAAAGCTCCGTGCTGCCCTCCAAGAGCCTCTCGAAGCCTTCTGCGGGCCAAATGATTTCCGAATATCTTTTTAACAGCGTCGGCTTGGTCTGGCGTTCCTAGAACTTTATTTACAATATGATCGGCAAAACCAACCTTGAAACTTTCTCGTTCGTGTTTGCCCAGCTTTCTAAGCTGATTAACGCTAACAGAGGTAACATTTTTAGCGAAATTTGAACCCAAGGTGGCGGCTTCTTCTGCCGCTATAGACCCAGCATATTCAGACCTTACCTTGGCATATTTGCCGTCAGTTAACTCATCCACATAATCCCTAAAATCATTACGCTTTTGCTTTAGTCTGCTCGCTAGCTTAAATTTTCCAGCGTTGTTAGCTCGCGTAACTAGATCATCCAGCCCCTGCTTCAAGAAATCTAAATGCTCAAGAGTCGGATTAAGATATTTTTTTATAGGCGCATCGCCCGTTTTTGAAACCGTTGTTGTAACTAACGGGGTCAGTATAATGTCATCAACCTCAGCAATCTCCTTAGCGCCCCCCCACGCTCTTTGCACATGTTTATTATTGAAAAAAGTTTTCAACGTGGGTGTCAGAGAAACCGGCATCTCGTATAATTCGCCGTAATTCTGTTTAGCGGCAATTCTTCGCGCTTTTTCTGTTTCCTCTAAAAAGTCTGGCAGCGACCTAGCGGAAATACTACCGAGAACGGTGTCTTCGATTCTTAACCCTTGATTAGCCATGCGCTCGGCCAGCATTCCTTCCGCCTCTCTCCCGCCAAATTTACTCACGGTATATCGGGCAAGGTCTTGTACATTTTCTTGACCTACATCAGCAACAACAGCTTCCGGCCCAATTTCGTCTAACTCAGACCTTAATGCGGCGGCGGGAGACTGAGTAGGGCCAACCTCTTTCGGCCCAAGCTGATGGCCGCGAGCAGGCAAACGGTCAGCAGCACCGACATTTCTCATTAAATTTTCGGTCTGCCTTTGTGACCCGCCGGGGACGAGCCTGCTCGCAGTTTTACCGGCCAAATACGCGCCAGCCCCCGCTACAGGAAACCCAGCGCCTAGAGCAGTGCCTGCTGCACCGCCTACAAGCGCCCCGGTTCCTCTGCGTGATAATCCTTCAACATCAAATCCGCCCTCGGCGGTCAGCGCTCCTGTGGTTCCCCCTACGACTCCACCTACTTTTGCGCCCTGAGCTATTTTCTGGCCCAAACTAAGTTGTCTGGCTCCTTGCGCCGCTAACGCTCTGCCTCCGCCGACGAAACCAGTAGCCAATCCGCCACCAACCTGAAGTCCGAGCGCGGCACGGGGGTTGGCTTCTTCAAACGCTTTATTCTGAGCGCGAACGTGATCAATGCCTTCATTTATGGCATCGGAAAACGACTTTCCTGAAGTAGCCCCTTGGTAAATCCCTCGCAAAAAACCTTCTGCTTCGTCAGCACCCCCTAAAGATAGCCCTTGAGCCAGTTGCCTTATGCTATCCCCGACAAGATTATCCCCCTCTAATCTATAGGGATTGCTCTCAGTAGTGCCTTCGGTATTAGCTTGCGCTGCCGCGTTCTGAAGCATTTTAGCTCTTAGCTGCTCTTTTAGATTTCCATTAGCCATTAGTATTTAAGCCCTTCTTCGTCATACCATGCTTTTTTCTCTTGCCATGTTAAATCGCTCCACCCAGCGTTTTCTTCCGGAGTAAGATTTTTTGGAGCAAAGATAAAACCAAATCCGCCCCATTCTTCTTTCGATTTGAGAAACGCATCATCTAAGTCAATGCGTTTCGCGCCGTCCAGTCTATACGCATCTCTGACTGCTTGATGCGCGGCGGTTAGTCTCTCCGCAGCAGCTTCTGCGAGATCCAGAATCTGTTTATTACCGAGTTGGGTAATTCCTGCGCCAGGACTAGCCTTCTCGAAAGCTGCCATTTCTCTTTCAGAGATAGCGCCCTTTGTTTTTGAAATAATGTCGAGAATAAATTTCATGCCTACAGAACGCATCGCTTCAACGTTTGCTATTTCCCCCGGGTCAAAAGACATCCCAAATTTATTTGCCAAACTTTTGAAATCAGCCATGAAACTTGTGAGCGGCCCGGTTTCCGTGCTTTGAGCCAACCCCCGCATCTGATCTATATTTGCCAGCATGGTATCAGCCTCATCGAGGCCCGTTGTTGCTTCTGTATATCTCTCGTCTGTTAAAGTTTGCGCTTTCTGTTTTCGCGGTGCATCTGGGTCGAATCTCGCTTCTTGGCTTTGTGCTTCGCCAAGAAGAGGGCTATCTGGGTCAAGTACATTTTTGAAGCTCCATCCTGTATCGCTGTCAGGATCGGCTACTGCTTTTACACTTACTGTCGGCTTAACTGGGGCGTGTGGTGGCGCTGTTTCTTTCACTTCTAATGCTCGTGTATGCTTTAATTTAGCCAACTCTGCTGCTCGTCCACGCTCTGTTTCTTCATCTCTTAATCTTTGTGTCCGTGCTAGATCGGAAATTTGGTATTGCATAAAAGCCGGATGTTCTTTTAGCCTCGGATCTAATGCGGCCATTCTTGCTCTTACGGCCTCTGGAGAACGAACGGTTTCCATGTAAGCTCTTTCTTGTGCTGCCCGTTCCTCTGGCGAACCTGCCCAAGCCTCTAATTCTTCCTCTGGTGTCGCAATCAACGCAGCCTGCATTTTCGCATTAGTAGCTGGATCTGATCCAAACAACGCCTCAATCTCCGGTGAAGGAGGTTGAGCTATTAACTCTTCCGGTTTGAGGATGTCAGGGCTATAAAGATCGTCAGATTGAGAAGGAGGAAGGATGTCAGGGCTATAAATATCGTCAGGGCTAAGCCCTAACGCACTTTCGGGTTGAGCCTGAGCCTGAGCATCTTTCAAGTCAGCGCGTTGAGTCTCCAGATATTGAGATGGGGTAAAAGATTCCTCTGCCTTGCTTGGATCGTATTCATACTTATCACCAACAAGTGCAGATAAAATAGCTGCCCTAGATTTTTTATCTTTCCGTTTTTCAAGCGCGTCCAGCCATTGCGGTACTACTCTGCGCCCAAATTCCCATGCGCCGGGGGCAAGTGGGCCACCTCGTGTTGGCGATCCCAATTGACCGACCTTCCGGGTTTCTCCCAGCAATGCTTGTCCTATGGGGGAATAAAAATTGATGCTTGGCATTATCTTACTGTCTCCGAGTTATCTGCCCCCGCCCCAAGCGCCAATAGCAGCACCGCCTAATGCTCCCGCCATATCTCCGGCTGCGCCCCAAAGCGCGGCATTACGCGCAAGCTCTGAGTTGTATGCGTTTATTTGATTGCCGTAAGTGCTGCTGACTAGGCCGGTATAATCTGTTCCTGCAATGGCCGTTTGTG